AGGGGTATCCGCAGCTGTATGTGTTCACCGGGTGCCGGGCCTTTCGTAGGACCGTGCCGGGGCTGCTGTTCTCCGAGACGGAGCCGGAGGATCTGGACACCCGGATGGAGGATCATGTGGCCGATGAGAGCCGGTATCTGTGCATGGCCCGGCCTATCCCGCCCCGGCGGGTGGAGACGGCACTGCCGGTGCAGGACGATCCGCTGAATATGCTGGTGAGACGGTGAAAGCGGGAAAAAATTCCGGTGTTGCACGGGAACGTGCAACAGGAGGGGAAACTTCCGGCGGCGGTGGGCGGAGAAGTGAGGACAGGAAAGCTGTTTTGGACAAACGGAAGGGGAGAAATGCCATGAGCAAGACGCAGCAGACGGCGGGGGAGAAGCCCCGCATCGGAGAGCAGGAGGTGCGCCGGGCGGCGGAGCTTCTGAAGAAGTACCGGCAGGGGAAGGTAAATCTGGAGCGGCGCATCATCGACAATGAGCAGTTCTGGAAGCTGCGGCACTGGCCGCAGATGGAGAAGAAGGGGGAGGGCGGCAATCCCGGCGACCCGCAGCCCACCAGCGGGTGGCTGGTGAACTGCATCCTCTCCAAGCACGCAGACGCCATGGACTGCTACCCGGAGCCTACGGTGCTGCCCAGAGAACCGGGGGACCGGGCGGAGGCGGCCAAGCTGACCCGTATCCTGCCGGCCATCCTGAAGAAGAACCAGTTCAAGCGAACCTATTCCAGCGCATGGTGGTACAAGCTGAAAAGCGGGTGCGCCGTATATGGCGTGTTCTGGGATGCGGGAAAGCTCAACGGTCTGGGGGACGTGTCCATCCGGCGGATGGATCTGCTGAACCTGTTCTGGGAGCCGGGGGTGACGGATATTCAGGACTCGGCCAACTTCTTCTCCACGGAGCTGGTGAGCCATGAGGTGCTGGAGGAGCAGTATCCCCAGCTGAAGGGAAAGCTGGGTGGCGGTGGGGTTACCGTGAGCCGGTTCCTGTATGACGATCAGGTGGATACCTCCGACAAGGCGCTGGTGGTGGACTGGTACTACCACACCCGTGAGAAGGGGCGCAGGGTGCTGCAATATTGCAAGTTCGTGGGGGAGACGGTGCTGTATGCCACGGAGAACGACCCGGAGCTGCGGGAGCGGGGATGGTACGACCACGGGAAGTATCCCTTTGTGTTCGATGTGCTGTTCCCGGAGGAGGGGACGCCCTGCGGGTACGGGTATGTGGATCTTTGCAAGTCGCCTCAGAAGCAGATCGACCTGATGAATCAGGCCATTCTCAAGAATACGCTGGCTGCGGCCACGCCACGGTTTTTCATTCGGTCGGACGGAGCGGTGAACGAAAACGAGTATGCCGACTGGACGAGGCCCTTCGTACACACCAACGGCAATCTGGGGGCGGACTCCATTGCGCCGATTCACACGGCGGGGCTGGACAGCGTGTATGTGGCCATCATGCAGAGCAAGATCGCCGAGATGAAGGAGACGGCGGGGAACCGGGACGTGGCCAACGGCGGAACGGCCTCCGGTGTGACGGCGGCCACGGCCATCGCCGCCTTGCAGGAGGCGGGCGGGAAGCTGTCCCGGAACATGATCGACGACGGGTATGAGGCGTTTTCCGATGTGGTGACGCTGGTCATCGAGTTGATCCGGCAATTTTATCAGCTTCCCCGGCAGTTCCGGCTGCTGGGGGCCATGGGCCGGGAGGAATTCGTCAGCTACGACGGGCAGGGCCTGCGGGAGCAGGTGATGGACGACGGGACGGGGGTTTGCTACCGGGTGCCGGAGTTCGATCTGGAGGTGTCGGCGCAGGATGAGAATCCCTACAAGACCATGGAGTATAACCAGCTGGCCCTGCAGCTGTTTCAGATGGGCTTTTTCCGGGAGGATATGGCGGATCAGGCGCTGCGGTGTCTGGAGCTGATGGACTTCAAGAACAAGGACCAGCTGACGGCGGCCATTTTACAGGGCAAGCAGCAGGCTGCCATGGCGCAGACGGCGGAGGGAGTGGCCTCCGGCGGTGGTGCGGCGGTGAAGCAAACGGCCATGGAGCGGATGCGTCAGCAGACCCATGAGGCGGTGAGGCCCCGATGATCCGGGCGGTATTCGGACGGGACCGGGTGACGGTGATGGGTCACGCCGGGTATGCTCCCAAGGGGCAGGACATCGTGTGTGCGGCGGCATCGGCGCTGGTATTTGCCCTGATCGGCAGCCTGCGGCAGGAGGAGAACCTACGGGAGGTAGTGATCCGGCCGGGGTATGTGACGGCGGCGGCCAAGGGGCCGTGCCGGGCAGAGCTGGAGCTGGTGCGGTGCGGACTGGCGCAGCTGGCGGCGCAGTATCCCCAATGCGTAGAGGTGGAGGGGAATTGCAGATAGGGTCGTGACCTACCACGGAAAGGAGGTATCTCCGTGAGAGAGGTACAGTGGATGCAGTGGTTTGCAGAGGCGGGACCGGCCGATGAGGCGGCCCGGACGGGCGATACGGCTCCCGACGCCGGGGAGCAGGAGGATTTTGCGGCGCTGATCCGGGGCAGGTACAAGGCGGACTTCGACGCCAGAGTGCAGAAGATCCTGGATGGACGGCTGCGGGGCCTGCGGCAGGAGAATGCACGGCTTCGGCAGGATCAGGAGCAGCGGCAGGAGCGGGCCCGTCAGGCGATAGAGTCCATGGCGGCACAGGAGGAGCAGGTGCGGCAGGTCTATCCGGAGTTCCGGTGGCAGCGGGAGATGGAGAACCCGGCCTTCGGACGGCTGGTGTGCGCCGGAGTGGAGCCGATGGCGGCCTATGAGGTGGTGCATCGGGAGGATATCCTGCGGCGGGCCATGGCCTACTCCGCCAAGCGGGCCACCCGGCAGGCGGCGCGCTCCATCGCCAGCGTGGGCAGACGTCCGGCAGAGAACGGCGGGCGGTGTGTAGGCGTGACGGGCAGCGATCCCAGAGGACTGACCTCCCGTGAATTGGCGGATATCCGCAGACGGGTCATGGAGGGGGAGAAGATATCCTTCTGATGGGAGCGGCCACGGATGGAGCCGCAGGAAGAACACAACGAAGCGGAGAAAGGAAAGAGGAATATGGAGAAACTGTTCGATCTGCAGGTGTTTGCACAGGAGAACACCCAGACCACCGGCGGACTGTCCGCCGAGATGAAAACCTATTACGGCATGGAGCTGCTGGATAACGCCAAGCCCCAGCTGGTACACAACCAGTTCGCCGCCACCAAGCCCTTGCCTACCGGCGGCGGCAAGACGGTGGAATGGCGCAAGTTCGGCTCCTTCGACAAGGCGCTGACCCCGCTGACGGAGGGCGTGACCCCGGACGGCAGCGGCATCTCCGTCAGCTACATCACCAAGGAGCTGGCTCAGTACGGTGACTACACCACGGTGTCGGATATGCTGGATCTGACGGCCATCGACGATGTGGTGCTGGAGATCACCGACCGCCATGGGGCCAACATGGGTCTGACGCTGGACACCGTGACCCGCAATGAGATCCAGCAGGGCAAGCAGGTGCTGTATGCTCCAGCCATCGGCGCAGACGGCAGCAAGACGGAGGTCACTGCCCGTGGCGCGCTGACGGCGGCGTGCCGCCTGACCAGCGAGATGGTGGCCAAGGCCGCTACCCAGCTGAAGAAGATGAACGCACCTACCTTCGACGGCAAGTATGTGTGCATCCTGCACCCCAGTGTGGCCTTCGATCTGCGGCAGGACGAGGCGTGGATCGCTGCACATCAGTATGCCGCTGCCACGGAGCTGTTCTCCGGCGAGATCGGTGAGCTGCACGGAGTGCGTTTTGTGGAGACCACGGAGGCAAAGATCTTCCGGGGTGGCGATCTGGCTCAGAACGGCCGCACCTTGCTGGTCAACGGCAAGGTGGAGAATAACGCCGTGGTGGCCTTTGACGGCGGCACCGTGGCGGCGGGCGCTCTGGCGGGCCGGTATGTGCTGCTGGGCGGTGAGCGCCGCCGTGTGGTTAGCAACACCGGCAGCAGCATGACGCTGGACAGCGCCGTGACCGCCGCCGACAACGCCGTCATCTATCCCGGCGAGGGCGGCGCCGAGGGCTGTGCCGTATACGGCTGCCTGTTCGTAGGCAAGGGCGCTTACGGCGTGGTGGATCTCAACGACGGCACGGAGGTCATCGTGAAGCCCCGTGGCTCCTCCGGCACTGCCGACCCGCTGGATCAGCGCTCCAGCGTGGGCTGGAAGGGTGTTCACGCCGCTGCGATCCTGTACGACGAGTACATCGTGCGAGTGGAGTGCGGCTCCTCCTACTCCGGGCAGGACAAGGCCAACTAAAGAGAAGCGGAAAACAGAGGGTGCGGGCGGTATCGCCCGCACCCGGCGGACGGAAAGGAGCAGGCAGATGCAGGAGAAGATGAAAACGGTGCTCATCCCCAGAGGCCGGAAGAACGAGGAGAATTTCGTGCTGGTATCGGTAAATGGACGGAACTTCAAGATCATGAAGGGCGTGGAGGTACAGGTGCCGGAGTTTGTGGCGCAGGT